CCATGCCAAAATTATTCACAGCCGACGCTTCTCCTAATACAATCTTTTTGCCCTTTGTATCCACGGCGCATTTGATCCCTAAATTGCCCGCCAACTGCTTCAAATCTGCATAATACACACCATCAATTGTGACAATATTCTGGGATATGGATTTCCCATTGAACACCGTAGCGAATAAACTTTTTACTGCGGTCAAATTGGTTGCTGCAAAACTTACAGAGCATGTTAGCAAAATACCAGCAAGCAGTCCAGTTATAAATTTTTTCATATAATAGGCACCGTCCCTTCAGATATTATGCCAACATTATACATCGTATACAATTATTTTACAATAAAAGTACACCCCCTCACGAAGACGTTGAGACCAGGCCTATTTCTTTTTAACTCGCCGTGCGTGGCTAATAGCAGCATTCATCAAATAGTCCGTCACACTCTCACCAAGTTCTTCCGATATCTGCGAGACAAACTCCTTTTGCTCTGGCGTTACCGTGATTGTGATCGTAGCCCACTGTCCGTCGTGATCAGGCACCAGATTCATTCGCTCGTCGATGGCCCTGACGATAAATTCGTTGAGCGTTTCCCCCATTGTGTCAGCGGCAGCCTGTATTTCCTCTTTGCGGCCCTTCGGAACAAAAGGGTATAGCCGATCATACGCCTTAGCATTATATTTGTTCGTGGCACGCTTTTGCGCGTCTGTATATGGCATTGTTTAATCACATCCTCTTGCCGCAATTATATTATCCGTACCGACAATATACTACCGTCATTATATATAATCGCGTAAGTATATTTTTGTATAAATTGCACATATCTATACTTACGCAAGTATATTATAATAAGGCTATAAGATGAATCGAAGGGAGATAAAAACAATGACAAAGAATAATGTTATGAAAATGAGCAAGAACGAGCTTAAGGATTTCATTATTGAGGTTCGTACAAGGGTGGAAATGGGTATCGCGAGTGAGAATCTTGTCAAGTTAGGGATTGTAGCACTTAAAAGATTAGAGGAATAAAGCCAATGGGCCCGGCCGGGCGGCTAATCCCGGCAGGGAGGGGGACACGATGGCGCCGAATCATCAGCCTTTGGCACCGGAAGAAATAACCGGGATTGCCCGTAAAATCATCTATAATGTTGAGCGTGAGGAATCCGGCATAACATGGCTTGAGCTTGAACTAACCAGACTCTACTGCGCTGGCATCATGCTCGGTCGTGAACAGGGCAAGGAAATCGCAATTAGCACTTTAACGGGCGGGCCTGATGGCCCCGGAAAGGATGGATAATATGAAATTTGGCGAAGTTTGAAAGTATGACGCACGATGATGAACTTTATGATGGACGACTTTTTAAAATAACAGAACAACCCGCCTGATGATGGCCTGCCGGTAACAGGCCGAAACCGATGATCCGGATTCCGGGGAGGTCGCGGGATACCCGTGGCGATGGGGACAAGGAGCCGCCCCTTGATTTTATAGATTGTTCTTTGACAAAAAATAGAGCCCCCAGGATAGCTCCCAGGGGCATCGTTTATCTCTTGACGACAATCTTCTTTATGTCGTCCAAGGACTTATAAAAAGTCTTTTTTCCGCTGTGATTCTGGTACCAGTACCCGAGATAGTCGCCAACATCGACATGGACGAAGGTTGGATATACTCCGACACCACGAAGCAGATTGAGATCCTTAGCAACCTTAGCGACGACGTATGCAAGATCGATCGGGGCCATACCTACGACCTGGATATCGGCAGCTTTGCCCTTTGTATGCTCGCTGTTGTCGATTCCGCCGCAGGACGCATTATATGATGCTGTCCTGTATCCGGATGAAATGGTGACCGGCTTCCCCAGCTTGTCCCGCAGGGTTTGAAGTATCAATATCAGCAAACCGTCAACGTTAATAGTCTTGGAACCATCTTTACAAGCAAATTCGCTCAGGATAAAATTTTTGGATAGTCTCATGTTCTCCGGCACGCTATACATTTTTATCATCTTCCTTTCCGGATTTTTTTAAGACATCGATCGTGTTGGTGATCACGGCCGGAATCGGCAGCCCCATCAAGCCGGCATTTTCTACAATCGAAATGGTCTCATTGGTAATAAAGGCTATGACCGTGGCGTCCCTGATAAAGTCCGATCCAACGACCAAATCCAGCCTGGCCGCAATCAGCACGATCAAAAGCGTCATGCCCTTCTTGCACAGACCCCTCCAGCCTGCTTTGGACTGAAGGGCGCCGGTATCCGATTTTGTCGAGCGCTGGAACACCCCAGCTACCACCAAGCCTGTCAAATAATCGACCGCCATGAAGATGATCAGTGTTGTCATGCCGGTATTCCACCCCCCGAATAAGGATGTTACTGCTGCGCCAACCGTGCCCAGAATTGTGAGCAACCAATTTAATTTGTTCATAACTTCTCCCCTCTCTTATAATTTTGACATATAAAAAGGACCCGGTTTCCCGAGCCCTTGTTATGCCGCGCCCTTATACTGGATCGCCATTACCGTCAAGTCCCAGCGCGGTAAGTTCCGCCATAACGCCATCGCGCAGCTGCTCTGGCACCTGATCTATTGTGCGCCTGTGCTTTACGATTAAAGCTACATATACATCTACCATGATTTGTACGCCCCCTTTCCATATGGCCCACATAAGCCGTAATTTGTTAAACAGGTTCACGCCTACCGCCCCCTATTCTGCGGGCTGTTCCGGGTTCTCTGCTGCCGCAGCGTTCATCTTCGCCTGGACATCAGCCCGTAAATTCTCCGGCACTTGCTCCATTGTCCGGCTGCCTGCTTTAACCAGCCGATAGTACACATCAACCATCTTCATATGGACCTCCTATATTGCAATAATAATTTCGTATAGTTCCGCCAGCGCCTCCAGGGCTATGATGTTATCGACTTCGGACTGGGCAAGCTTGTCCTCCAGGGCTGCAAGACGCTCTTCTGCTGTCGGAGGAGCAACCACAGGTTCCGGCTCCACGACTGGCCGGCCGGCAACGTCCTCCTTGATCTGCCGGATAATTTCCAGTTCCTCCAGTGTAGCGCCATCTTCCGGTATGCAGACTACTTCGTCCGGGAATGGGATAATTGCTACCCCGTCGCTGTAATTTGTAATTGCGATATCGACCTCAATATCTTTGTATAGCATAATGTCACCCCTTCCCTCCACAATCCACAATTACGCTTGTAAACTCAAATACAATACCATCGGCGCGTCCCGCAATTACAGCTGAGTCCGCACTTTTGTACACAAATCTAACATAGTCACGGGTTATTGTTACCGCATACATTGCAAATTTATTTGTGACTATACCGCCGCCCCAGGGCATATAAATAAATGATAATTTTGGAGTTACGTTGGGCTTTACAGATTTTCTAACCTTAAAAGGAATCAAAACATTAGCATACACCGCCCCTCCTTCATAAGTGTATCCAGCCTGTGGATTGATTACAGGTATTACCTCGTACTTTGTCAAGTCTCCATAATCGTCTAATGACTCATTATGTTGTTGTTTATTCTCCAACCCTAAAGCCAATCCCCTGTATGCTGTAAATAAATCTTGAGCGTATTTGAGTGTCAAACTACCAAACGACTGTGCATGCAACGTTTTGAGGATTTGGTAGTCTACGGTATAAGTGGCGTTTGGGTCAAAACTAGCAACAGGTATATAAGCAAGTTCCTTTCCATAGGCTCCGCTGCTGGCAATTCCCCATTTTGGATCACTCGTCCCATTCTTATTAATTGATAGTATCCTTTCAACCTTATTCCTCAATAAGCTTGCCGGAAAGTTCAGGTCATTCAGATCATAGTTAACCCCTGCGTTATTTTGCGGATTACCAACCTCTCCAAGCACTATGCCGCAGTCCACCGTAATATAGTTATCCCCCGGCACGATATCCCACGGTTCACCCTGAATGTGGACATTGGCGTCAGTGATCGGCTCGGGATTGGCAAGCTTGTAATGGAGGTGATCTCCATTATAGCCTGGTGCAACATTGTTTTGACAGTAATTTAAGATATCATGAGTAGATTGGTTGTCATGTCTCACAACAATTGTTCCAATAGGTACACCAGCAGGGCAAGCTGATGTTAATATCAGTACATTCCCGCTAATATTACCTACAGTAGCATTCCCCGCTGATCCATATATATCAACAACGTCGCCTATTTTAAATGGGCTTATATCATCCACCATAACATTCGCAGATCCATCTGTTACCATAGCGACTGTAGCTACTGTACCAGGGGGGTATGCGGCTTTATTTATGTGATAGTTAGTTGCTGTTACATTAGCCCATATATCATACCTACCGGAACCGTTATAAGTTAATGCTCTCCAACCATTTCTGTTCGCTTTTACTTCATTTGTGTTCGGCGGGATATTTTCAGCCCAGCCGGAATCAGTATCAGCTATGGATAATAACACAAAATTGTTTGGTGTCCATGACCTGTATTGATCAGCGCTTCCAACCGCTCCAGATTCTCCAAGAGATTTTAATATCTTTCCGTCATGCTTCACCATAACCGATTGCATTGATATACCCTTACTCATTTCCGCATTCGTCAAAACTATTTCTTTGCATCCAGTTCCGTCCATCCAATACTGCCAATCATAATCCTTACCATACAGCGTCTTATGCTTCCACAACAACAGGCCCGACACTTTTCCATTTTTGATCTGGACCTTATCGTCCTGCGTAAATAGCCCTTCCAGTACGTATGCTTTACGATCACAGGATTTATAGGCCGTTGGTGCTATCGTGCCCTCGACGAGCATAATGGAGTCAGCATAACCAGTTCCAGCAGCAAGGTTTTCCAACAATATTTTTATTTTTGTATTACTACTCGTATTAAATGTGCCTGTGCCAGCCTTTATCAACACAGTTTCCGTGTCGTTGTATACGCTTAACCTTGTATTCCCTGATACATTCCCGGCAAGATAGTAGTTTGTGTTTGCCCTAACAGGTATCGCTTGCCTAGCATAGTATCCGTCAGCGGTTGTTACGACTTTAAATTTACCATTTTCAATCGAAAGAGTAACATGTGAATCATAGGGCTGCCAATATCCAATGCCCTCCTCGCAATTCCCGTTTCGGACAAGGTTATACCTGCGGTTCTCGAAGCTGGGATTTGTGAGGCAAACATAGCTTTCACCGTATGGATATTTGATAAGCATAGCAGAAGCGCCCAGGGCATATTCAGCGGCAGTTATCTCCTGCAACATTACCCCATCGACATACCCGTATTGCGCGTTTGCTCCATTTGCGGACCAAATAACCAAGTTGTCGCCCTGCTTAATCTGGGAAGGTTGGATAACCATTCCTACGCGCTCAAATGTCCCACCTGTCACAGCAGATGTAAAAATATCAATGCCACCACCTGCGGAGTCTTTTTTAAGGATAAGGCCACCTGTTATGTTGCCGTTTTTTAAATAGGCGCTTGCAAAATAATACTTTGTTGCGTCAAACGGGCTCGGCTTATACATTCCTCCATAGGTATTATTCAAAGTTATTTTGATACCATTTTGCCCAAATACTTTGTTTGCTGAATCCAAAGCAATGGAGCAATTAACATACAGCCACTTAGCGATATCCTCGCAGTCCCCGTCCTTGCCCAACAAATTTACATAGGATATGCCGGTAAAATTTATCTCCGGCGCAACCGGCACCTTTGCCGTGGATCGGACCAAGTTATAGCCGATACCGATGGTAGGGGTGTTGGTAATGCCGTTGTCCAAGGGCTTTACACGGTTTTCCCACTTCTCCAGTCTACCGTCCAGATAAGTGGCGGTCCCCTCCGGGCCAAAATCCTCCCCGTCGGCGTCAACCAGCGCCGCCGTTACCAGGGCGTCATGTTCGCTTCCGGTGTAGGTCAGGTTCTTCAAGCCCGTTATCTCCTGCTGGGCCGCGGCGATGTCTGCCTCAACCCGATCAAAGCCAATGCCGATATTTGGATAATCTTCTTTTATCTTTTTAGTCCCATCAAGGTTACAGTATTTGTTCATCGCCGGGCCTCCTGTTATTCAGTATCTGTTTCGTCGGGTATTGCAGCTATTATTTCATCGATTTCAGCTATTGTCTGGATATATGTTTCCTTCTCAGCCCTGAGATTCTTGATCTGCTGGTCAATGCCCATAATTCGATTCATATAGCCCATCTTCTCAGCTTCAAGCTCATTTCTGCCCATAGTCCGCTGAAATGTTTCGGTTATTACTGCCGCCCCGTTTACAATTTTGTGCTCCTTGTTGAGCCTTTTCGTATTTGCCATTTCCCTCATCTCTCCTTCTCATGATTCAAATCGATAAAACAATCCGAGTTGCTTTAATCCGTAGGTTATTGTATTTAACTGATCTCTTACGGCATCCAGGGACGCCCCGCTGGGGAGCAACGAACAAAACTGCTGGCCTCCGCCGGAAGCCCCGAAGAATGATAACTTCGTCGGATTTATCCCAAGCCACGGGCCGTCAATATACACTCCTGTACCGCCCGTAAGGCTGCGCAAAGTGAGTAGGGTTTCCGCGACCAATGTGATATATTTGCCGCCAACAAGCGTGTTGCCCGTCCCATTTGACAAAATCAAGTCCCCGCCCGCCGTGAAATCTATGGCGCTGTGCACAGAACCGGAGTTATAAAATATGATCGATCTGGTCTGCAAAGACCCCACATCTCCCATATTCAGCCGGTTACCGATGGTGGCATCTGTAGAGACATTAATCGTTACTCCGGATAATGTTCCGCCTGATATTTGATTTGCCGTTAGGCTGCCGATAAACGCCCCGGCGAATGTTCCAGTTGCCGCACTCAAGGCTCCGGCGAAAGTACCGGTTGCGGCGTTCAGGCTGCCGCTGAATACCCCGTCCACGGCCTCCAGCGTCCCGTTTATCCTGTATTTGTCCGTTAGGGTATCAAAGTATATCTTGTCCACCCCGTTGGCCTGAAAGGCGAGCTTATCGCTGTTGAGGATTGCCTTGCTCCGACCGCTGGAATGATTGACAACGAGGCCGTTGGCCCTACTGACCATTACCCCGTAGTATTCCCGGTCTTCCCGTACCGCCGTTTTTTCGAGTTTCTGGACTTTTTGCGTTACGGTTCCCACAAAGCCAAATTCGCTCTTTTGGGCGGAGGAGGACGGGGATGTCCACTCCGTTTTCAGCCCGCCCTTGAAGGTTATTTTGCTCCGGAGCACGATCGTTTTAACAAACTCGACCGTATCCCACCGGATGTCTGCGGCGTCCCAGGTGAGTTCGCAGCCGGCCCAAGTCAGGGAGGAGTTTTTGGCAATGGAGGCGATATCCCCAACCTCGGAATAGATGTTCCCGCGCCAGGGCATGGAAAGAGGCATGTAGGAAAACCCGTTCAGCCCCGCATAAATAGCTGCCAGCTGCCCCTCTGTAATAAACGGGTTATAAAACTTCAGTGTATGGTCGTCATCGCCGGTTCCGGCCTCCAGGTATTCGCCGTCATCATTATAGGTAACCTGGAGTCGAGTGTAGGTCTTGACGGGATTTGTCTGGGCGGCCGTCACATAATCCGACGGCATGATCGTAACCGACGGGGCCACCGCCGCGGATGGCCGGATGAATGCCAACTTCTCCGTTTTGGTAAGCTTTACACAAGCACCATGTGCCGAGGCGATGTAACTCAGCATATCCCGGATACTGATATCGACATCTTGCCAGGGTATTGTATACGCTGGGTTGATCACGACGCTCGCATCCAGCGTCAAACCCAACTGCCCGCATATCTCAGCCAGGACGGCGGCCATGCTTATAGGATAGACCAGGCCGGATTCAAAAGTCTGGCTGGTCGTGATCAGCTTGTCGTATCCCGTCAACGTCCATACGCCGTTTTGCATGCTCCTGGAGTCAATATAAAACACTCCCGGCGGCACCCATTCCGTATATCCATCCGAGCCGTTCATCCGGATTTCTGGGACGATTTTGGCATTCTCGGCGATAGCGTCCTGCGTCCGGAGGGAGATGGTAACCTTGGAGGCGATGACGGATCCGAGTTCCATCTCCTCCCCGGCCGCTATGCTATCTTCGACCTCAATACTCACAACCTCGTCGTTCCCGTAGATAACCCCGGCGACCGTTGCCCGGCACTCGAATTGCCTATCGTACTGCGCTATATAGCTTTTAAATTTATCCGAAACACTGAGCAACGATCATCACCTCACATCTCCACAAGATTCACCTGCAGGCCGGACCATAGCATTTTCCCATTTTGTTCAAACAGCATAGGTGCCGGCCGGTTGCCTACGTAAAAGGTCTTTGTCACATAGGTACCGGCCATGGGGTCCGGGTAATAAAGATCAAAAAACACCCCGCTCATCAGGTTAAGGATCAAGGATATGGGGGACCATTCCAGCGGCCCCCAGGAGATATCTACCTTTCGTTTCACTGCTACACGGTCCCTGATCAGTGTGCCATCGGAGGCCCTGGTGGTCGCTTCGCTGTCGTCAAGGTCCAGGATCGTCACGGTAAACTCTTTGGGGTATGCTGGTAGCTCAGTTCCGTTTATTTTAATAAGCATATCGGCCTCCTAAAACGTCATCAGCGGTTGTCCCGTCTGCCTTTGATAATCCTTAATGGTCTTTACAACAGCTCTTGCGAGCTCTGTCTCACCCAATTTCAGAATGATGGTTTGCTCCCCGGATGAACCTTGAGTTTTCATGGCAGATTCGACTGCCGACCTTACCGCGCCGGCGATTATATTCGTCAAATCACCCAATGGCGAGATTACTTCCCGCTGTGTCGGGTTGTCCCCAACAATCGCCATCATCGGATTATTAGCGTCTACAATAGCGCCGCGGGCGAACTTCGGGATTTCTGGTATGTTGAACCCTATGCCCCCTATTTTGCCAATGCCGGGAATGTTGATTTCCGGTATTTTTATGCTATTAACCAGACGTATTATGGAGTTAAAAGCTTCGCGCGTAGGCTCTACTATCCACATTTTCAGCCCGTCACCCACCCCGGACCAGAAAGATTCCCATCCTTGCTTAAAGCGAGTAGCGAACTGTTGATAATCTTCGGAAAGCTTATCCAGCGAATCTCTCCAGGCTTTTTGCAGCACAAGGCCGCCAACTGTAAAGGCGGTTTTTACATCAGACCACATTTTTTCTGCAGATCCCTTGACTCTTCCGCTTGTCCAATCGATCCAACCTACATATTCGCCTGCTTGCTTCTGGGCTTCCGCTATAACCATGCTGTGCATTTCCCTGGCCTTGGCTATTGCCTCATCGCGCTGCCGAGCGGCATCTTGAATGACTTTATCGGCCAATTTCTCGCTTTCTTCCCCGCCTTTAGCCCGCAACAACTCGGCGTATTTGACCCTTTCTTCATATTCGGCATTCGCGTTTTCAATGGCTTTCTCTTTTTGATCCAAGCTCGCCTTAACAATGGCGGCCGCCTGTTCTGCTGATATTTTCTCCGCATTGGCTTTCATCTTTTCCAGGATTGAACGTTGTTCCTCTTTGCTTTCCGTGAAGGTAAGAACCGCGGAATCCCACATTTGCTTTTGTATTTTACCAATTTCTACGCTTTCATCGTATGTTATTGCTCGATTCTCGCTCGCAGCTTTCTTGTATATCTCGTCTATTTTCGCGACGCCTTCCTTCACAGCAGTAATTTTTTCATCATACGTTCCGGTCACGGTTTTCAAAATCTCCGCCTTCTCTTGTTCGGATAACGTAGTGGAGTTTTTCACCATCTCACCTATGACTTTCAAGCTTTCGTCCCTGTCCTGCTCTAATCTTGTAACAATTTGGCTGCCCATCTCGGCGAAATTCCCGGTGATAGTGTCCCTTATCTCCGCAGTGACTGTTTTTCCGCTCCATTGCAGCAATTTAAGATTTCTATCCGTCTCCTCATACAGCTCCTGAAAGCTTCCCATTGCTTCCTGAGTCGATTCCGACAAGCCGGAAAATAAATCGTCTGATTTAAAAGCGGGCTCTTTTAAGGTTTTTGCAAGATCGCTTACGGCTCCAACTCCGTGACGTATTTGTGTGAACGCCGATCCCACGGGTCCGAATACCGTCGATACAAAACCATCCAGAGCCAAATTTTTCACAAAGGAAGGCATCCCGTTTACGGTCTCTTTTAACTTCTCAACCTTATCCCTGAAACTGTCCAGGCTTTTTTCTTTATCGGCCAGATCATCGAATTGGGTAATTGCAGTCGGCACCGATATATCTCCGACGCTACCGCCATTCACGCCAACAGCTTCCTGTAGCAGGTTGAGCTCATCGAATGCGGCTATTCCCTTTTTAGCGTTTTTCCCGGCCCTGGCCAGGCTTTCGCCGAGTTTGCTTTCGGCAATAGCCGCTTTGCTTGCACTCAGAGCCTGCGCGGTGTGTCTTTTTTGTATGCCGAAAAGTACTTCTGAGAATATCGCTACATATTCCAGTGCGTCCGCCATCTTTGAGATAAGCGCATTGAGCGCGGGTAGTACCGTCTGCTGAATGGGCGCAAAGGCGCGACCCAAGTTCAACTGCAATCTGGTAAGCTCTGTATTATACACCCTCGTCTGTGCCGCAAGAGTGTCCATGTTGCTTTTTATGTAATTCTGCACGTTTTGAGTCTGCTGCATGATGGCCAGATATGCCGCGTACATTTTTTGCTGCTGGGATAGCTCCTGCCCTGTTTTTGCAAGACCGTTTGCATAGGCGGATACTTTTACGATGTTTTCGTTTAGTATGACTCCGTACTTTTTTAGCCCTTCTCCGCTGCCCGACATGGCAGATTGTACTGCGGTGAAGGCTTCATCTGGAGAGGTGTTCCTGGCGGCTGCCAGGTTATAAGCGAGCTCGGTAAGTCCAGTGCTTAATTGGTATGCCGATTTTTCGGTAAAACCCATTTGGGTTGCCATCTGATACAGGAGAGAGACATCTTCGCGTAGCATCCGGGCATTCAATCCGAGAATGTTTTCAAGATGATTCGACCAGGCCGTCAATTCGTCGGACATCGCCCCGGTTACATTCAAAAACGCTCTTTGGGCATTCTCGGCATCAGAATATGCCTTGACTGCTTCTTTTATAGCAGCCACGGCCTTTTTCACAGCTTGAATGAGCAATTCAACCCCTTTTGTCGCCAGGCCAACAAGGGTAAATTTACTCAATAATCCGTCAAAAGCTTTATTTAATTGACCGCCAAATGCAGAGGACTCTTGCATGGATTTTCCGACATTCTTTATTGCATCCTGCGTCTGCTTTCCCTTCGATACCAGGGGCCCCATCTGTGATTCAAGCTTTTCAATCTCCTTGCCCAATTTCGCGAAGCCGGCGTCAGATTCAACCAGCTTCGATAGTCCCCCTTCGTTGTTCATTCCGCTGAATGCCGGGAGGTCTCTATACTTATAGATGATTTCGTCCTGCTTTGCATATAGTTCGGCAATTTTGTTCTGTTTCTCGGCGACCTGCGCCTGTATTTTTTCAAAGCTTTTATTCAACGAATCCAGATGCTTCTGCATTTTAGCCACATTCCCGCCGAATTTGCTGCTCATCCGCTCCGAACTGTCAGTAAGCTTGTCAGTGGCCTGTGCCGCCTGCTTGAACTTCGATTCAACGTCCCCTATACTCGCCTTTACGATGATTTCCAATTCTTCTATGGTCATTTGGTCTCACCTCGTTTCTGCTTTCGTCTGTGTGTCGCGTAGGCTTCTGTTCTTTCTTTCGTAATCTGCCAATGCTGTTGTATGGGCTCTGTCGTCTCTTTTTCAAATAACGAAGGGAAAGCATCGTAAATCTTGGGCATTTCCGTTCCCCTTTTGAATAATCTACTTACGCTTGTTCCGATCAAATCAGCCTGTTTGTATACTAATAGAGCCTGCCATTGCATTTCCGATCTCATTTTTTCACTGGATGCTTTTATCTCCGCATAAATTTCTGCAAGGGTCAAATCCCAAAAAACAAGAGGTGACACCCCCGCCCGTATGGCGATCGAATACACCTCATTGATAATTTCCGTTTCCGTTTTGGGATTTACCTTGGATTTCTTTATTCCTTTTTCCCTTGCGCCTTCTTGAAAAAACCGGATACCACATATATTTCATTAATCAAGCTTGCGAACTCATCCAATGTATATCCGTTATCGACAAGCTTGTCGTAGATTTCTTCCGCTGCTTCCAGGGTGATATTGTGCTCAAGGGCCTGGGACGCTCCCCATAAAACGGTAGTAATGACTTTCACGGGGTCTCTTCCCATCTGTGCAAGGGCTTCGAGAATTCCAACACCCAGTTTCTTCTGTACTTCCTGCGCCGTATGCGCCGTAAGCCTAAGCCTCAGTTCCGTGGCTTCGTCAACTTTCAATGTATAATACTTCACATCCATCATCCTTTCTGTTTTTGAACATAAAAAAGCACCCTCGATTGAGAGTGCTGTGTACTCAGCGTCCTTTATTTATGATCTTTTCCCTTTGCCTATTGTCAGCAGGATGTTTACTATACCAAATGCCCCCAGCAATAATAAGTTCAGGCCGTACGGCAAAATCACCCAATTATTCTGACTATACAATTCCGCGTGTACCGACTGATCGTTAACGCTCGCATTTAGCATTGCTACCAACAATACAAGTGGAGCTACAATTGTAAAAATGCTTACCACTCTGCTTGCTGTTATCTTTTTTTTAATCGACGTAATAAATATCATTATGCCTAATGCTAAGTCAGCCATACCACATATTATTAATGTGGTTCCTGAAGCCAATAGAGCAGGCATGTTTCCTCCAATAGCAAGTAACCCGATAGCAAATATCAGCAAAAACACAAATGAAATTATTCCGCCTACCTTCAAAGTATACCCCTCCCCTTGTGCCACAATATTCATGTTTCCATAATATCACAGCACAAGGGGCTTTTCAAATGATATCCTATACCGGGTTCGTTGTCACGATATCGGTCTGCAAAAACATCGTTGCAGTGAACGCTATCGGCGTATTGGTTCCGCCTCCGTCAATCTTAACGCCGACATAGGCGTCGAATTGATGCCCTGTGCCGTCCGGATACTCCAGTTTGAACGTGGCGACCTTTTTATCATCCTGCAACTTTTTCAGCACCCTGTAATTGCTTGTAGCGCTGCTGTTGTCGTATAGGAATTTGAACGCCAGATCACCTAGATCACTAATCCCGGGAATGTACTTTTTGTTCTTGTCCTGGAGCGTGGTCACTTCGATTTTTTCAGGATCGCCCCCCAACTCCGGTACTTCCATCATCAGGTCTATCTCTACAAAATCCGCCATAGCGCCCTCTTTATAGGACATAACCGTTTCGTTAAAGCTTACACCTGCCATGCCATTTCACTCTCCTTTACTGATATACTTTCAGGTCTCTTTCGTCCACAATGCCCCTGAAACGCATTGTCTTGTGTTTTACTGCCGGATCAGGGATATCTGCCGCAAATTCCCGCCTGAATCCGATCTCCGCCATTTTCTCGTCAACCCGCCGGGCGATCTCACCCGTGGATTTACTGTGCCAGATGTCGATCTGTATGACGATCTCGGACAGCAGGCCTTTTTTCAGATAATCGCTGTTGTCCTGTTCGTAAAAGGTGATCTGCGGCAGGTTCTTCCAATCAGACGGATAGGCATCCGATACCTTTTTGATGCCGGGTATGGCCTCCAGCAGCGTCTTTATTTGTGGCTTTACATCATACATCACTTCACCAGCTTTTCTATCGCGTTTTTCATGTGATCAGCGACGATCTTTTTCACATTTTCCTTGTTCTGCTTCAGGGCAGGGTAGAGATAGGGCTGTGCCGGCTGGCCTTCGGTCCGGTAAAAAACGCCTTGGGGCGTCTCGATCCGGAAGAAGTGGTACTTCTCGGCGGTCTTCGCGTCGATCTGGCTCTCATGAATCCACCAGCCATCGGCCCGGTATTGTATCCTGGAAGCGATCTCCGGCGGGAGGTCCTTGGGTGACATCCTGCCGACAGGGCCGGTACCGAACTCGACATAGGCGGCATGGTCGTTATTGGTATATATTCTCCCGATCACGGCTTCCGCCTGTTCTTCCACGCTGGTATAGATGCTGTTTCTTAGTTGCCCGGTATCCCCCGGGCACAATTCCTTCGCGTCGCCCTGAATTTTTTTCGCGGCCTGCCCGATACCAACAGACAAGACCTGTTTGCAGTCCCCACCCAGCGCATTCAGCTTTTTCACAAGGCTGTCCATACCTTTTATCGTCGCCATGACTATGTCCTTTCCAGGTCATAGACCTTCACGTCCCACGGGTGTACGGCGACGACTTTGTAATCCGGCTTCTCTGTATCGGGCACATCCACGCAGATTCCGTCGCCTTCCTTGATGCCGGCGTCGCCCTCATAGCGCATGGTTTTCATGTAGGCCAGCCTCTGGCCGTACATCTCCGCCATTAGCTTCCCGCCTGCTGGCTGGAGGCTTGCCTTGATTTCCGTACTGGTATCCGCGTAATCCTCGTAGCTGGTCCCGTCGTCATCCTCACCCGGCAGGCGCTTCTTCAGGTACATTGTTTTCAGATCCCTTTGTCTCAACCGCATACCATCACCTCGGCAATCTCCGGCGGCTCCGGATTTTCTTCAGTATGCTGTCCGGGATATCGTCAAAAGTTCTGCTGATGCCACCCTCACTGTGGGCCGTCTGGCCCTCTATGCCCTGCTTGTTGTAATAGATGATCGCCAGGTCAACCTGCATTGGCAGCAAGGCGGCAGGGACCTCTGGGAGATGGGATAACTCCAGGATATCCTTCTCCGCGTCCTCCAGGTATAGGTTCAGCAGGTCGTCCTTGCTGGTGTCAGTCAAGGACATTCCCAGTTTTGTCTTTACCTTTTCCAGTTGGGTCACCTTCACCACCTTCTTTCGGCCCTTGTTCAGCCTGTTTTGCGGCCTTTTTCTTCTCGGGCGCTTTAGCCTTTTGTATGTGTTCTCCGGCCTCTGCCGGAGCCTTCCCTTTGAGGCGGGCCCGGCGCCGGCGTTGAAAACCGGTTATATCGACCACATTCATCCCTCCTTCCAAAAGCGGAAGGGGCCGAAAGGCCCCTATGCCAGCTTATAGACAAATTTTACGATCCTTACAGCCTTATTCTCGTATACCCTGGTCCAGTTGGCCGCCGTCTCGCACTCCGCGTTGGTGGGTGTCGGGCCAGCAACGGAAACTGCGGTGAACTTCACGCCCCTGGGATGCAGGACAAATGACTGCCGGTTAACCAGAATATCGTCGCCTCCCAGAATGTCCCTGCCGGTTTCCGTGGGATTCTTCGCCATGCCGTTGCCCAGACCTATAGCGCCAGGTCCGAAGAGGTACGACGTATATACGCCGGCCGCTACCGGATGAGCGTCGTCCACGATAACGCGCCTGCCCATATAGGTGGGAATCTGTACCTTGGCTTCTGCATCGGGGATGAACTCGATCAGATTTTGCTTCTGTAGTGTGGTAAATGCCGCCGAATGCATGGACACAGCAGTCAGCGCGTCGGAAGCATCCCCCAGCTTTTGCTTTGCGTCCAGGAAGGCCTCACCGGATATTACGGCCACAGTTCCAGAACCACCAGAGATGTCATGTATGTTTCCGCTCATGCTGGGGGCAGCAAACACTCCCTTCAGCATACTGAATAAAAGCTTCTGCCTCTTCCTTGCCCAATATGTGGCAACCAGGTCACCGATGGCCGCCATAGGGTCGGAACCAGCCATGATCTCCGCCAGGTCGTTCACGCTCCAGGCCTTGCCGCGGAGGAATAATGCCGCCACGTCCTGCCCTGCCGTGATCTTCTCCGGCGTCAGCGCGTCGTCATCGGACAACACTTCATCATCGCCGCTGAGGTCGTTCCAGTAGGGCATATTAATGAGCTTTCCGCCTCCCAGGGCGAGCGCGTCCAGCTCGGGGCTGCTTGAGATAATGCCGCTCTGCGCCAGAGCCGACAATTCCATGGAACGCCGAATGACGTAGGGGTTAAATACTTCAGGGACTATAACGTCCGCAATTTGTGTTTTTGCCATGTTCTTACACTCTCCTTATAAAATTATTTTGCTGCAGCCATGAGCTGCTTTGCGAGCTCGGGGTCTTCCCGGAGGATTTTCCCCTGCTCTGTCAGGTTGAAGGTTTCTTTCTTCCATGGGTTTTTACCGCCGGGCTCAGAGGTTCCTGTTTTATTCGGGTCCTTACCCTTAACGGCTGTGTCAAAGAGATAGGCGTCGGACTTTTTCAGTTCATCCAACTGTTCCTTCAAGCCGGTAAATGTCTCACCGTCCAGCTTGACAGCATCGAGCTTCAGAAGAGCACGGACCGCTTTTGCATTCTTGGCGTTGGCAGCTTTCAGGGCTGTATCCAGAGCGTGATCGAACTGCATCTGCTTGATTTTGGCCTCATAGTCCTCGGCCGTCTTCTTGTTGGACTCCTGAAGGTCCGCAATCTGCTTTGTCAGTTCCTCATTCCCCTTTGCCTTCTCGGCCAGGCCTTTGAGCTGCTTGTCCCGTTCCTTCAGGCTCTCCTCGGCCTGCTTTTTCGCTTCGTTGACTTCATTGAAGCGCTCTATCGGGACAAACTTATCCTTCAAGGCAGCTTGATACGCTTCCAATACCTTCTTAGCAACTTCCTCCGTCAATCCCAGGGCAACCAATTGTTCCAGTGTCATTATGTTCATCCATCCTTTCAAATTACGCTTTTTTACGTGGGTATCGGCCACGGAATTCGTCCTGTTCTTTTACGCCGGCAGTACCGAAACGGCGAAATAAAAAGGACCTGGTTTCCCGAGCCCTTTTGCTTCGTAAATTATCCCATATGCGAACTTAGACCAGTGCAATTTCTTTACTGGTTATATAGGTAAACGGACTTATATCACGATATGCATCTATGACGATTTTATCCGTATAAACGGTACACACATTGAACGCTCCCTGCGTAGCACTACATATTGAAGCTGATTGAATATCTGTTAAAACTCCTGCTGTTCCTATTGGCAAGCTTGGCATATGCTCATGACCATTCATATATACCTTCACGCCGTATTCTTCTGCCAACGCAAGCACTTGAAGTCTTCCGTGATCGTCCGTTATAGGCCAGATAAAGTTCGTAGCATCATTCGTCACAATCGAAAAATGGCAAGCAAGGATTTTATGTGTAGCTGGCTTCTGTAGTTCTGATTCAATCCACGCAAGTTCTTCAGCCGTAACATCACCAGTGCTTACACCCTCTGATACGATTACAAATTCAGCCCAGAAGTAAATTATCCTGACACCGTTTTTCTCAATTACATAATGCTTTGGAAATTCCTCTACCCCAATGTCATGGTTGCCTCTGAGATTATATAGAGGCTTTGTAAAAACCGATGATAATTTTTTATACGATGCTAATTGTGTGGCCAAGAGAGGATTTCCGGTATACCCATCGTTAAGCGTATCGCCTGTAAGCATCAAGAAATCTGCATCATCTGCATCGTCCATTTTACTAAAGGCTGCGGCATATTGAGCGTTAGTTATTATACCCGAATCCGTATTGCCAACATGCGTATCCGATCCCCATAAGAACGTTGTAAGCGCATTTGACGTTAAATTGGTTGTTGCAAAATTCTTAAACTTCGTACTGACATCCGTTGCAAATAAACAATGATTTTTCCCATATCTTATCGCAAAGCTTTGAATAGTAATATCTGTACCGATCTGCGTATTGTTAAAATAAAGTTTCACGACTTTACCGACTTTAACAACCTTCAGTTTACCGGATGCAACCGTAATTGCTTCATCAATCAATAGGCTTGGTACCCCACCAACATACTTTTTGAGCCTTATTCTTGATGTTTCGGTGATTTATGCATTATATTCCCTCCGTTCTTCCTTATTCTGTTGCAACTTTTTGCAATTGCAACCAGAAGCGCCACACCCCCATTACGCGCCTATACAGCTTTCCGGTATCCGTTTCAAAAAACGTGCTACCCGCATTAGCGAGCGTGGGCTTTGTATCAGCAGAACTGCCCTGATAATCCATTGCATAAGACGTCGTTTCGATAGCCACAGGCATCGTCTCCTTTCAGCGCCACAAAGGGCATAACAAAAATCCTAATACGGCATAAAAATAACGCCTATCAGCGCTAATTTATTATTTTTACTGCCTTTTACGGTTTGTTGAGCGGCTCATAACCTCTTTCGAGATCCATTCGCTTTGTATAGGTCTCCGGTAATACAATCACATGCTTCTCCCAACGTTCCCATTCCTCCCGCAGCAGGCCGTAGTACAACATGTCCCAGTACCGTCCCATGCGGTAAACTTCATCCCGACGCCTGCCTTCAAGCACGAAACCCAGTTTTTCGTACCGGCGGTAGCTGGCTTCGTTATAGCCATAAATCACTGTACTGAACTTATGGGCATTGCATTCCAGGAAGGCGATATCGGCAAGCAGCGCTGATAATTCGGTCCCGTAGCCCTTCCCCCTAGCTTCCGGCTTAAGGTACGTCATAGGGTAAACGGTCTGCGTTAAGCCGGTCCTGGTTAATGCAGCATAGCCGACCAACTCCCCGGATGCCTTGATCCGGACAGCATAACGATGGTCCTGGTTCTTAACATCTTCCTTGAATTCCTCCATGGTCCAGGGGCGGGCTATAGTACCGGGCTGTGACGTATTAGCCTGTATCGCGTATTCGTTGTACCACGGGTAAACTTCCTTGATCTGTTCTTCGTCAAAAAGCCCTAATTTCAAAAATTCGCTTTCGTACATGGTGTACTCGCCTCCTTTTTCCCAAATAAATGTAACAGGACATAATAAAAGCACCCTCACTGAGAGCGCTTTCGTGCAAAATAAAAACACCCGCCGGTTCTCGCAGGTGCTTTTAGTCTTTCAATACTTCAAATGTGACTATATCCGGGATGGGGACGCCGATATAATATCCTGTCGTGCCGGTTGGCTGAATGCCGATTGAATCATAGTCCAAGTCATCCTCCAGCCCCACATCGTAAGACATGATGATGCCTTCAATCTTCTTGCCGTCCTTGTCAACTACAAGAACACGATCACCGATATAGTCATGATAATCAATCAATTTTATCCCCTCCCTTCTTACTCGGATAATCCGGAACTACGTGCGCTCCTTTCTTTCCGTAATGAATCTTGAATATTGTTGTTTCTGCCTCGGCGCCGGTCAAATTGTTCACAACCTTGCCGACTATACTGCTATTATCGCGGATAATTTCTCTGTGATCCCATTCAGCTTTGTCATTCAACTTGATTTCGCCCGTCCCAGCGTATTTGTCCACAAGCCCCTGCAGTTCGTCATGGTTGAGATTAACCCTGGAGGGACCGTATTGCCCCTGCTTGGCAAATTTATTCTGGTATTGTTGATACTCAAGTGTTCCGGGAATGTGCTTGCGCTGCTGTCCCATTTCAATGGCCTTGATCTGAGCGTCGGATTTTATCGTGTTTCTTACCTTTTGCTTTTTATAATTTAGCTCTAGTTGCTTCCATTCCTCAACTCTATTATACTTTAATTCCTGGAAGCCTGCAAAGGATTTCGGAACACTCGTACCAAGTACTATTTTGCTGTCCTTGCCGTGTTTTTTTAATAGCTCCTCGCTATATTTCTGTAAGTCTTCGACACTCTTTACTTCCGTTAATCCGTTTTTTGAGCCTCCATCAACAAAGGAGTTAGGAGCATCCGCACCCAGCATTGCCTTGTACCGCTCATATTGTTTCCGATCGGCGGCATCATTCAGGACCTTCTTTTTCATAACCTCCGCCTGGTCCCGGCCGTATTTGTTGACGACGTACTCTTCATACCACTGATCATAGGTCATATCCGCCGGCACGAGATAGGTCTTTCCGGTTACGGGGTCCCTCGCTCGGCGCTGAATGCCCTTCAACGTATCGGGTCCGAAAGAGGCTCTGGTGGTGCTCCTGCAATACGGATGGAGTGCCGGCATGTTTTTCCCGGGTACCGCGTCTTTTACCTTGAACACCCTTCCGTCATACTTCCTACATATTTTGCTGGTTCTGAGGTCCAGAGTGGCAACAAAGATATACTCCTCAATTTCGGCCTCTTTGTAGCTCTCCATCTCCGCCGCATTCGCCATGTAGGTGGTTTCCGTGCGGACCAGCCGGACAGCCGCATGCTTGCCCATCGCGCTCATATCCTCAAGCTCCAGGGACATCTTGCGAATACTGGCGCCGCTCTTAAAGCCTGCGGTAATAACCTCAGTCAGCTTGCCGGCCAGGACATCGGTATTGCGCCATACCCTACCGCTGAAATGTTTACTGCTCCAGGGGTTTTTCAGGATCGATTCTATGGTTTTGGCTGGCATTGCAGCAACATCAAAGCCTACACCAAAGCCCTTCTGTATGTCGAACAGGTTTTTATAATAAGCGCCGTTGATGGTGTCAATGTACCCGGTCGTGCTGGCTTGTAACTCGACATCTGCGATTTTTTTGGACTCAATGTATATCTGTTCTTTTAGCGCTTGCAGCCGGGTCATCCGTGCCCTGTACGCCGGAGAATTCAGCCGATTCAACAATTGCCGTTTTATTTCCGGGTCCTTGATGACATTCAACTGGTCTCGCAGCTCGTCGAGCTCTCTGGATGATACTGGTTCGTTCAGCAGCCTTCTTGCTTCCTCCGGGGATATCCTTCCGTCCTTTGCCACCTTGCTGAATATCTTGTCGAGCTCTTTGTTAATGTCCGCTATGGCTTTGTCATATGCCGCGGTAATAGTGTTGATCGTCCTGTCCGAGTTACGGTGATACTCAGCCATACGCGCAGCCGCACGCGCAGACCAATAACTATTCGTCTTCTCCTCCATCATCAGTCACCGCCCCATCCATCGGCATACCGAAGGCCGCCTGCTGATCTTTCATCTTCTGCTTTTGTTCGGCTTTTAGTTTCTTAAGCTCTGCCTCTACATCCTTCACCCATGGGTGATTCGCCACAATCGTTTCGTCCGAGATAACATTTTGAGAGTTTGCGCAGCCCTGAATTGCAGCTTCTTCATTGATGACAATATCCCGGTTAAAGATCAGCGTTACATCCTCGTCCTTATAATCCCCTTGCCCGGTCTCGGCCAAGTAGATATTGACGAAATACAGCAGCTGCTCAAATGCCATCCGGAATTCCACTTCCATGTGATTGCACTTGGTATCCAGAGCGCCATAAAGGAATTTCAGCGCCACGCCGGAAGGAGCAGAACCGAATTTATCCAGGTCCTTGTTGACACCCTGCCCAAATTCTTTAATGTCCCGTTTGAGCTGTTCAAAATGCTCCTTTGCAGCGTTGATGTCTATTTCCGGATTAAGGGTGTCCACCCCTCCGTCTTTGGGGTCATCAATTTTGACAGCCTTATAATAATTCAGGTCATCCACGAACTCCTTCAGGTCTTGGCCGCCATATCCTTTCAGGACATAAATGAGATTCTTGACCTCCTCGATGAAATTGGCTACATCACTGCGGCTGTTATCGTAGTTATCCACCAGGCTCTTTATGAACCGGATGTCTGGGAACTCCAGTCGGTTATTTTTGAACGCGATGAACGGCACCCGGCCCCAGCTCTTCCATTCTTCGCCCTTTTGGAAGTGCAGCACCTTATCCTCCTCCGCGTCGGGATCCGGAACAAGCGTTTCGCCTTCGACCCGATAAAAGGTGATGTCCTCGGGCGTATAATACTCTACCCTTGTGACGTCCTTCCGCTGCCGCCCTTCATAGGCGACCTGCGTGTAATACCGGATCATGGCCTGCAGCTCCGTATGGCTGTTATCCGCCCACAGTGGGATGCACTGCTCCGATGGAATAATCGTCATCTTAAACTTTCCCGCCCCATCGATATACGGATACAGCCAACCCCTGCCTTTCTCGCTGGCCTCATATCCAAGCCCGGAAAGAGTGTACTGGAAGTACTTGCCCAGCGTATCTTTGAGCTTTTTCGCGTACGCTTTATCGTCACATATCAAACTGTAATCTTTTGTGAGGAGATAACCGATTTTCTCGTCAATCAGGTCCTTTACCGAACCATGAGCCAGTTTATTATTCGCTTTGGTCGGGTCGGGAATGTCTCCGTCCTCGGTGTGCCTGACCATTTGGCGCTTGTTTATGTCGTTCTCAACCTTGTAGTACCGGTCGCCGATCACCATCCACCGGCGTTCCTTGGACACGTTGAACTCCTGTATCTCCTGGTATATGATCTCTTCCAGCGTCATGGCCCTGTTGCGGACCAGATTGGCGTATATGTTATCAAGCATGTGGTTGTACCCCCTATTTCATGACCTTTAAGCCGCCCTTTTTCATATCGTCCTCCCGGCTGTACCGGGTGGCGTCGATGCTGTGATTGTCCTTGTCTGGGTAATCTGCTTTCAAGTTCCCATTGGCATCCCGTTCCAGTTCGTATCCATAAAACTCCCGCCAGGTATTTGGGCAGCGCTCGGCGTCAATGATGATCTCTTCCAGTTCATCGGAGAGCCACTTTATCCCGTAATCCACGCTGTCCGGACCTTTTCTTGCCGGTTTGGTTTTGACGCCATATTCCCGGAAGTCTGCAATGCTCTTCGGCTCCGCGCTGTCGGCCGTGACCTCCTGGTTATTAGTGTTTTCTTCTTTGACCATCGTTGCGGCTTTACGGTTATTCAAGCGCACCAAATGTATCTCGTAGAAAATATAAAGACGCTTGCGCGTCTTGTCGTAGTGATTGACGGTATAGTGAAACGGATCAGAGGCATAACCCCAGTCAATCCCCCGGCGTATCCGATCAAAAGCCTTAATCTCTTCATCACTGATTTTCCGGTTAGTGAGGTTCCGAAAGACCTCTGCCCCGGTGCCGGTCACTTTACCGAGATATTCGTGCTCATAGGCATCCAGCTTCGTGACCTTTAGGTGCTCGGCATCCGTAATAAACTGTTCGCCCAGCCAGCCACGAGGGACGGCCAAATAGGTGCTGTGGTGCTGGCAGATATCCGGCCGGCTCCACTCTACGGGATCATTCACCCAATTTCGCTGTGATTTCGGCGGGTTATATGAATAAAAGACGGTGAATTTCTCACCGCCTCTTACTACTGACTGCTGTATGCTTCGGATTTTCTCAGACCCTTCGAATTCGTCAAGCTCTTCGAACCACAGGTATTTGATATATCCTTTCGACACCTTGATAGACTTTGATTTTTTAACCTTATCGGCGCCGCGAAATAAAATCACCTGGCCGGTCGGAATATACGTAAGTCGAAGCGGGCTGATCGTCTGTTTCCACAGATGCCCGACATTAAGTTTGTCGATAGCCCAGACAAATTGCTCGTACACACTATCGTGCAGATTATCCTTGTACCGGCGGAAGGCTACGGCATTAGTATATTTACCTTCCTGGGCGTCCTGCATCATGCCCAGGATGATTTCCACGCTGATGAAAGAGGATTTTGTAGAGCCTCGCCCACCTGCAAGCTTGTAATATGTGTGCCGTCCCTCGAAAACGTCCCAGTGAAGCCCATAAAAGGATGGAGCAATTACATCGGTGAGGTTAACCTGCGTCTTTTGGTATATCATTATTGATCACCACACCCATCTCGCCGGTGATGTTTATGTTTTCGGTGAACATCCCCAGGTGCTTGCCGAGGAGCTCCAGAGCTTTCAGTTTATCCGCGAATTTGATTTCACGCTCAACGCCCTCGCCATCTGCCGTAGGAATCTTTTTTACTCTCACGGATGCAATTACAGCTGCATCGTCATCAGAGATATCACCCTTCAATGTCGCCTCTTTCATATCCACCGCATCGGGGGCTTTAAAGAAGCCAATACGGGCCAGTTCCCGGAGTACTCGATCCTGATTGATGCCAGTACGCCGGGAACGTTCAGCCAAAGCTGTATCTATGCGCGCACGAACCTTAACATTCGTTAACAATCTACTTCCTTGTTCTGTTGCTGTTTCTGTGCTATACCCTGCTCTTACCGCTGCCTGAGTGGCGTTCAAATCGATCAAGTATTCCTGCACAAATATTTCCTGTTTTGCTGTTAACTTAGCCATTCAGACTCACTTCCTTTCACGCCAATAAAAAAGAGCCCGAAGGCTCAATTTATTTGTTTACTTCTGTTCTTAAAGTGTTAATAAACTTTGCAACGTTTTGTGCTATTTCTTCATTGTTTGTTCCCATATGCAAGCGGTCGTTATTTATCATTGCAATAGTTATTTCTTTTATTTGTTCATCTGTCATGCGCTATCCCTCCTCTCACTACCATAATTCGCCACGAAAGGAGAAATTCCTGCAAATTCCAAAACTTTTATGCAGCAAGCCGGATACCGGACGCTCGCGTTCGTCGCCGGCACCCGTGCATCTGCCACAATAATATACATAGGAGGTCACGCCTTGTTTGCTGTTTTAATGGCCTCGGCCAACCGCACGCACTGTTGGCATTTTCGGCACCGTTTGCGCTCCTGAATAATCTTTTCCAGCTTTCGCTTGGGCGCGCTCTGTATCTCGAAAGCACAGGCCCGACAATCAACACTATGCACAAATACGATATCTTCCACGGCCTGCACTCCTTCCATAGCAAAATAAAAACCACATCGGAGATTATCCAATGCGGTTCGCCCAAATTTTTCATTATAAACAGTATATCATATATATTAATGGTTGTGAAGGGCGCAAATCGGGCACGAATCGGGCATTTTGTCAAGAGGTATGCAGGGCATCAGTACCAAATATCATGATTTTGACTCTGTTTATAAGCCTGTTCTTATTCCTGCGAATGGTTGTTACATCACAGTCGAATAATTCTGCAATTTCCTCAATAGCCACTTCATCAAAATATTTCATCGGTATTATGTTAAAGTATCGATCATCCTTGATAGCATCCAAAGCCCGTTCAATCCTTAATACTTCCTGCCGGGTCCGCATCATGGACGATTTTATTCCTTCAGTATATCGGTCCATATCCAGTCCGTGACCACCACCGGAGAACCTGACAATATCCTTCGATTTGACCGGAGGAGCTGCAGCTGCTTCTGGATCATATAAAAACTCTTCGTCCGATTCTACCTTCTGCCTGAGTGCAGGGTAATTGTATAAAAGGATCTCGGTCTCCCTGAAATAATTCCGTGATTCTTCTGCATTATTCAGTTTTACCGCCTGCACGCTCTCTTGCGCTGTTTTTTCAACCACTTCTTTTATAATGGTGAGCATTTCAGAACTTATTTCCATTTTCATCCCCCTCGCATTTCTTCCTATTTTTATATTGTTCATCCCGCTTATCTCTGACCAACCATTTCAAAAAATAATCAACTGGACATTTCAGATTTTCATCTATGCACTGACAATCCCTATCTTTTTGCCCAAACGGGCAGTTATCCCTGCAAAAATCCTTTATTACTCCCATGTAACATTCCTCGCTTCCATGCAGATTGGATGACCCTTTGATTGTAGCGCTAATCCCATTCCTGCCCATCCTGCTTATGCGTCACAATCCACCAAACAGTCGGCGCATATCGGCCTCATGTATGTATCCTCGCCCCAACCGTTTTCTTTCGCCACCAATTCCGCCTGCAAAATAGTTTCCGTATCAATTTCAAGCTTCATTTTGCACACGGAGCATGTAAACGTAACGGTTTTTGTTGTTTTGATATTTCCAATCATTTCTATGCCTCCAATCCTTCTATTGCGCAACTACTCAGACCGTAAATCGTCGGCCTTTAAATCGATATATCTTTTTACCGTGGAACGGTTAATATAAAAAATTTTGCCTATCTCCGTTAAGTTGAAAAGCCCAGTTTCCCATATGGCTTTGATTGCAATTATGTACTTATCGTCCAATACGCGCTTACTCATATTCCAGCAACTCATTTCCATTCATTTCTATTATTTGTCAATCCCATTGCTGACCGTCCATGGTGCCCGCATTCGCCTTTGGGTTTGGTTCCCAGTCCCACAGATTCAATTTGCCTTTTGCCTGGACCGGATACAGGTCAGATAGATGTCCACAGTACGAACACTTTTTATATGGTTCATAATCATTAAAATTTGGTGAGACTTTAATCAGCTTTCTATTTCCGCACCACCTTTGCATATGTTGATTAATCTTAAAGTGAATTAATTGCTCTCTCGAAAACTTTTTCTCAACTCCAGGCAACCAACGTCCCCTGCCATCTACGTATAATTGTTTATTAAATATCATCACAAATGGCATAAACCCCATTGACCGTAATGTGTAAATTCTATGTAAATCCTGCTCAATACTGCTCCAAAAGTTTGTAAGCACATACACACCGATTGAGCTTGGGTTCTTGATACCACTTTCCTTAATTAGTCTGAAATTAGGTTCAAGATTTTCGTTTGGATCGTCCCAAGCAAAGTGATAATCTTTGACTTTTATTTTCCTTATCTCTTCGATAATGCTGTCATTTACAAACCTTGCATCTATCCCGCCATTAAACTCAATTTCTGCCTTTGATTCTTGCAGTTGATGAAGTAGGTTTCCCCTATCCTTGCAAGCAAGGATGTTCTGATCCAGCAAAACAATCTTCCTTTGCCCTGTCCAAAACTCTGATAAATCTGCAACCTTTACAGACTTGCAACCATCTTTAATAGGAGTAATACAAAATGTGTGATTACAGCGTGGGCAACCTCTTGTAAGCATACCTACGGCAAAATCATATTGAGGGTAAAGGCTATAGTCAGGACAAATATGTTCTATTTCATAAGGCAGCTTATTTTCCAAATCGTATCCACTACCACCACGAATAATTATGTCGCTTTTTATATTGTCTGGTTCATACGATTCAGTGAATACCTTACTCATATACACTTTGTTATAATGTACTAATGGTTTTACAAATTCTACATTATCTCTATTAGCCTTATGGAATGCAGATATTTTCATCAATGGAAGGTTGGGGAAGTTATGGCTATCCACATCGACTAATCCTATGTTCGTGTTACATCACCTCCAAATACCACAATTTTTATAAAAATCTATCAATTTACCTGTTTTTAGCCGATACCACAACTAATTCCTCGTACCCTACAAAAGCACCTTCTGCTGTAATTCCGTAAGTATTTTCAAGTTTTTCGGCCCATAATGCAGAGGCTATTTCCATCATATTTCCATAACCAATGTACTCCCCTAATGCCCTTACAGCCTCAATTTCAGATTTTCGTGAATTACTGTTTTGTGTAATCCCCGAATAAGTAACATTTACATCCTGCAAGGTAGAACATTTTTTAAAGCCGGTTTTCGCCCACTCTTCAAAGTTCTTATCCTGCTGCCTCAACTCTGCCATTTTTCTATCAACGTCATTCATTTCAATGCCTCCAATCCTTCCTTTCCGCACTCTTTGGTGCTTCGCCATCTTTTACCTTTTTGCAAACTATTGATTAGCTTTAAAAAAAGCTTTTGAAAATCCTGCCGGCGTTATTGCTCTTATCGCGGCTCGGTTGAGATTTAAATGTTTATATTCTTCAGGGCATCCCGGTTTTGCCCATTCCCGACCATTGGTACGGTATCCAAATTTGACTGTAAGATTTTCCGGCTTGCGGTTCACTATTGATTTAGGCATTTTAAAGTAACCCCATAAATCAGTTCGTTTGACCTGCACGCCACCGAATTGCCAGTGCTCAAAACATTGGCCCGGTACACCGAGAAATTGCCGTAGAAACCCCGTTGGATTTTCAAGCGCCCAAAATTTTAACGTACCATCCAGCCGGCACTGCCAAATTATGTTCATGCATGCTTTGACAACTTCAAATGCCGATTCAAAGTCTCTTGGGTGATTGCTTTTTGCGAGTGAAAATTCAGTGCATGGCGGCGCTGCAAGGATACCATATACATTTTTTGGAGGTTGATACGTCAACACATTATCGTCTGGTAAAGTAATTAATCTGACGTCATAGCCGGCAGCGCGATAATATTTACTCCAGCTACCAGTTCCACCACAAAGGTCTAAGATTATTTTTTCTCTGTTTTCCATGACAACCTCACTTTTCATAGTCATACTCTCCTTCTTTTACGAACTAATTTGTTTTTAAATGCTGCCCGCAGAAGGCACAATATTCAAGGCTGTAAGTAGGTTCTTTGCATACCGGGCAAACGGGGCATCCTGCAGGTGTCTCGCCATCTATGGCAACCGAGTTAATTTCGAATATCGGTTCAATCGCAACTTCCTTTTCCGGTAAATCCGGCTCAGTTAAATGACATGGCCCTTCAACGCACCAATCGATATAGTCAGGTTCAATCATTTGAGGATGATGGCATTTCCTGTCGCCATACTCATATCTACATCCGTTCATATCCTCACTCCTTCCTGCTTATGCATATTCTTTTCCTATTGTTCATCCCGCTTATCTCTGACCAACCATTTCAAAAAATAATCAACTGGACATTTCAGATTTTCATCTATGCACTGACAATCCCTATCTTTTTGCCCAAACGGGCAGTTATCCCTGCAAAAAT